TCAGGCATGCCAGGCGTGCATGACTATACAGCAATGCAAAAATCAAAACATCAACAATGTTGTCAGTGAGAAAGAGGCTAAAGAGTGGATAAAAGATACTATTGAAAAGGTTTTTAATGGCAAAACATGTAAAACAGGAATAGCTATTTATGAAATGCCTAAAGAGATTATATCTTTTGCCAAACGACATCATTTGAACATTGCTGACTCACATATAATATTATCTGACAAACAGATTAAACATACATTAAGAGATGCTAAAGTTGCCTCTAAAAAGGCAATAAGCACAGATGATATGATTAATATTAAAGATAATTTAGCAAAAGCAAGTATCTTATATGATTCTGATAAAAATAGTTATTTATTTGTAATAAAAACAAAAAATGAATATATAAAGTATGTAATAAGAACTGATTATAAAGGACAAATTAATGGAGCAAAGACAAAAACATTAATGAATTATTTTATTACAGCTGGGATTTTTGATAAGAGACATATCAATTCATATACAAAAATAAAATAGTTGAATAAAGTAGACAGGACTCGAACCTGACAATGTAGTGGCTTTAACAGCGACCCCAGTTTCCTATACTGGTATTACTTCGTTCAACTATTTGATACAAAGGTATAAAAAAATTTAATATACAACAATATGGCAAAAATAATTCCGTAAAGAATATATAAAATAAAAAGACCTCTAAAAGAGATCTTTTTATGAGGGAATCGGCGTATCTATCCCTCTCAACAGGAAACTTACCCGGATAGTCAGTTGCACTGACAACACAAAGGTATAAAAAAAATTTAATAAACAACAAATGGCAAAAATAATTATAGAAATATCTAAAAAGCAGATAAGAAAAACAGCAGCATTGCTTGATAAAGATTTAACAGACAATCAAGTTGATGATTTATACTCTAAAGATGTTGCATTTTCTTTAGAGGAACTATCAGAATATATAGGAGAAGAGGGTAAGTTAGCTTTTATTCTTTTATTTTTATCAAAGACAATAGAATAATCTACCATGCAAGACGAATTAATACAAAATATCCTAAACGACATCAACGTTTCACTCAAGGAAAAATTTGATAAAAACTTTGAGAATAAAGGCTTTTTTAATGAGAGGTGGGCAAGACGGAAATTTGAATACCCAAAAGGCTCGCTTATGATGCGAAGCGGCAATTTAAGAAAATCTATACGTAGCAAGATTACAGGTAATCAGATTTGCTTTTACACCAATCTTGGCTATGCAACTATACATAATGAAGGGGGAGAAATAACAGTAACTCGAAAAATGAAAGGTTATTTCTGGGCTATGTATATGAAAGAAACCGGGAAAAGAAGTTACGGCAAGAAGGCTGGCAGAGGACGTAAATCTAAAACCAGAAAACAAGAATCTGATATAGCACTATTCTATATATCTATGGCTCTTAAAAAAGAGGGCAGCAAAATACAGATTCCTAAACGACAATTTATTGGCAAATATCCCGGAATGGAGACAACTATCAGGCGCATAATAGAGCATGCTGCTAAAGAATATATTAATAATCTAAAACTATTTAAAAAATGATAAAAGAAATTTATTTAGGCATATCTGGAGCCCTTGCAGATGTTGATTCAGATGCTGGTCCAATTCAACACTTTGATTTGTGGAACCAGAACGTTTTATTTGCTGCAGAGGATGTTTTCCCAACACCTGCAGTCTTCATTGAGTTTGACGCTATTAATTATAAACCAATTAAAGAAGATAAGCAACTATGTACGCCAACCATTAGACTACACATTGTTACAGATGCAGTATGTAAGTCTAACATAGGCAGTGCAACAATTAATGATGCTTTAGCATATCTTGATTTAATAGATAAAATCCACGCTAAATTAGCCAAATTAGAAGGTGGCGTGTTTGGAAATTTTTTCAGAGTCAGTTCTATTCCTAACCATGACCATGGCGAACTGCTTGAGAGTGTAGAAGTATATACATGCTCAGCTGCAGATTTGTCTGCTGTTACTGAATAAAAAAACTGTCAGGCATTCTGACAGGCTATCTATTTAAGATGCTAAACAAATCCGGAGCTGGAGGCAGTTCTTCTATGACATACCCGATATAGTTGTAAAAAGTCTTTTCGCAGATACCATAAGTTGGCCAGATGTGCCTACGCCATATTTCGCGATTAGATAGGCCAATTCGTGAGTATTTGTCGTAAATCTCATTAACCTCTCTTACTCGTTTCATATAACTGCAACCTCTGTATTTAGATGCCATGCAAAGAACTGATTATTACATCACAAAGATATAAACTTATTATGAAATATAAAAGTCTGACTTAAAGCCAGACTTTTTTTATTTCTATTCTTCAGTACCTAAACTTTCGTATTTATCAATATCTAAAGGATCAATATTGTGTTCTTTAAAAAACTTATCTCTAATTAGTATTGCAATCATTCTCGTATATAAGTCAAGCGGTTGACCATTTGCATAAGCATATTGCTTTATTTTATCTAAATCAGATTTGATAAAAAACTTATCAGGTTCAACTGAAACAGTCTCTATACAATATTGTTGTATGTCGTATGGATTCTTTCCTTCAACATTTGCTTCAAGTAAATCCTTTATAGAACCCCAATTTCTCTCAATTATATTATAAGCGCCTAATTCTTTTGCTACTTGCTTACCCTTTTCAGTTAGAGATATCGGACTATGAGACTGCATAAGAGTATTATTATTTGAAGACTTCATTATGTCGTAAGATCCTTTAATATATGCAATATCACGCCTTATTTCATCTATATGTGAATCTAATTTACAATTGATATCAGTAAGTGTTTTATGATTAGATTCTATCTGCGTGATTCTCCTTATACCCCAAAAGCACAACATAAGTATACCTGCCACAAAAGTTCCAGATCCAACATCTGATGTTAATATATCTTTAAGCCACATAAATATGTTTCCATTTGTAAATTCGCCTCAAATATATAAAATATTATGTTTTTTTTCAATTTTTTAAAATTTTTTTAACACTTTTTCAACAATTTATTTAAAAAAAAAGAGCAGTGATTTTAAACACCGCTCTAAAATTTTTATGCCTCTGTAATGCCTAATGGTAACGACTTCCACTCTCCCTGGTCAGTCTTATATTCTGCTCTAATATACTGCTTAGAGGCAGTTGGCTTATATGCTTCCATGATAATATCAACTCCTGTAATAAACTTCTTATTACCGCTTTCAAGGGCATGCTTACGAAGTGTCATTATTCTGCCTGGTTTGAGAGTCCCTTTCTTATCTCTTGCAAGAAGACTCCTGCATATCTTAACAGCCTGTTCAGCATCCTCGTTTGAGGAGAGTTCATCAAGATACTCATTAACCATAGCAATGCCTGTATTAGCAGTATCATCATATTCGTCAAGAGTATTATTGCCTAGCATTATACGGAGTGTACTATCTTCATTCGTAAAACTATGCGAAAATTGTCCATTATCTTTGACACCGTATAGTTCACTTTTAAGAGTAAGAGCTTCTGTAAACATATTGTAAACTGTAGTTTTAACTTCAGCTAATTTGTTACTCTGATCTCTAAGAATCTCAAAACTCTTCTCGATTGTTTCACTTACTAATTTTTTGTAAGCCTCTACATCTGCTTTTCTTTTAGCTTTTTCTGCTTTTTCTTGCTCTGCCAACTGTGCCTTTAACTCTGCACGTTGTGCTGCTGTTAATTCGTTTAAATTCATTTTAAATACTATTTAATCGTTAATAATTTTATCATCTTTCATAAACTCCTCAAATGCTCTATCTCTCCTCACTTTCGTTTCGTATTTCTGTAGTGTATGCCATTGATCATGAGTTTGTGTTTTTTACTATAATGTCTTTAATTCCAACTTTATATACACTGCTAAATCCAAGAGCATCATCTGTATGATTAATTAAGATATATTTTTGAAATACATTTCGCGTTAAAACATCTCCATGCCACACATAGCCCATAATTCCACGAATTGACAGATTAAGGAGTAAAAGAGGTATTGCCCTATGTGATAGTTCCCAGCAATCTATTATATGTTCCGACGGGAAATACTCAAAAGGTAAATAATTTTGAGTCTTTCTATACCAATCCGCTATTAGCATTGTTCCTATTCCTGCGGTTGGCTCATGGACAGTTCCGTTAATTTTATTAGTTAATAAAGAAGTAATAGTTGCAACACTTAAAGGGGTAAAATCTTGTTTCTTTTGCTTTCGTTCTGCTAATTCACTTTCATACATCTCTTGAAACCAATTTGTTTCAATATTATAGTTGTTCCCCTCCAATAATTTTTTATATACTTTATTTCTCTCTACTTCAGTAATATCAAATAAAATATTACTCACAACACTCGGTAAATCAACAATATCATCTATTTGAAATATATTTTTAATGTCTGCTTGTGTCATATTTTGAAAATTTTGTTAATAGCATTTCTTTTATTCTCTTTTGTAGGATGACAATATAAGTTAAGTGTAGTTTGAATATCTGCATGACCTAAAATTGTTGCAACTGTTTTCACATCAGCTTTATTCTCTATCATTATACTCGCGAATGAGTGACGTAGACCATGAAATTTAATTTGTGGAAGATTGATTTTTTTTATTGTCTTCGCAAAATAATTTCTATAAGTGCGTGGTTCTGTTGGATTTTCACAATTAGAAATAACATAAAACTGCGGATTACTAATTTTCAGTAATGGCTTTAAAATTTTCATTAATGTGTTGCAAATAGGAATGCTTCTATATGAATTTTGCGTCTTTGGAGTGCTTATTATCAATTCCGTAGTTTTATTATCTACATAATATACCCTTTCAATTGTCCTTTTTATATATATAACACCCTCATCTATATCTATATCTTCATATCTCAAACCACATATTTCGCCAATTCTCATCCCAGTTAAAGCAGTGATTAAAATTCCTAAGTTCTTATTATTATAGTTTTCAATACAATAATTTATTAGTTTTTTCATTTGCTCACCGCTGAATCTTTTCAATTCTCTACGCTTTTCGCTATTTGGGAATCTGACAGTGAACTTGTAATAAGGTTGCCAGCCCTGTTCCGATGCAAACCCTAATAGCATCTTAACAACTATTAGAAAATCCTGTATTGTCTTGCGAGACAGCCCTTGCTCTCCCCACTTAATCACTTGCTCCTCTGCAATTTCTCGAGTTATTATTTTTTTATCTCCCCATGCCGGAAGGACATACTTATTAGCTATTAACGCATATGCACCCATTGTGCTTTTTTTTGTAAACTTTTCATGATCTTTATACCACAAAGGATATATTTCATTAAGAGTTTTAGCTTTGTCTATATCTATTTCCATATGCTTATTTTGTATTATCTACATCTTTCATTGTCTGACACTCTTTAAGAAACTTATTAAACTCTTCTGCCGACATTGTCCATATATTATTATCACACTTAGGAAGTGAACTATCGGCAGGTTCATATACCGATATATCTATTAAATTATTCTCCATCGTTTAGCTTTTTTATAATGTTATTATTTACGCGAACAAGCATAGATATCTCTGCCAACGTTGCACACTCGTTAAAATCACTATAATGTAATACAGCATCTAATACTCTATGTATTAACTTTGCCTCACACGGCCTCAATATTATATCTTCCATAATCTATTGTTTAAGTGAGTTTATATATTCATATATTGTCTGCCAATCCGGAAGACCACCTGCATTGTGATCATCTATGTACACATCAGCATATACCTTACGTGTATTCCCACCATATTTAGCCTGATTGTATGGACAGTTGTCATTAATCCTATGCACAGGAATATCATGCTCTAAAAGAAAATTAATCGCATCAACCAAAAAGTCACCTGTTCTGCAAGTATTAAGTATAAGATAATGTCCATCCGCAGCAAGCTTCTTTAATATTTCTACCGCCTCTGAACACACATAACCTATATTAGGATAATTACCGGTGTGCAAAACTCCGTCAAAATCTACAGCTATTATCATTTCTTCTCCTCCAATTTAAGAAGTGTAAAACTATTACTAATTAAACCTACAGATACTGTAATATTATCATCTTCAGACTTAACGAATTTCACACTCATTTGATTGCTTGCGTCTGTGATAGTATTATGAAAACACACAAACTCAAATAACTCAGTTGCTGCTCTTTTAATCGTGTGAATTCTTTCTATAATCATGAGCAAATAATCAAGCTGAAAGTCCCATTTCGGATCCCTTTCAACATATATCTCATATGGTTTGTTAGTTGTTATTTTTTCCATTTTTCAATTAGTTTAATGATTTATTTTGCATTATTAGTTGTTTACATAATATACCTTCTGACAATTCATTAACAGCTTTAATATCCTTGTTTTTATTGCTAAAGGCATTATATATATTCCTTAATCGCTCCTTAGGAATCTTATTGAACTCATCATAACCGGATGCTCTACATGCAATCCCCTTTATTATACTAATATCCTCGTGTTTACCGATTGCACGCAAATAACTACCTACACTTGCTATAACACGTTTACGTAGTTTATTCAATTCAGAATTGATTTGCTCATCAAGTGCATTACATACCTCGATAAGTTCAGCTATGCTCAAGGCTGCAGAACTCTCAACACCATAAGCTGATAACATTGCTAACCTATCTTCAGATGTCATTCCTGCTATTCCGGCAAGTGTGTGATACTTCCTTAACAGAGCCTTTCTAGTACATTTAATAGATTTCATAATAGTATATTATTATATGTTTGCACTCCAATATTTTTCTGCCCCCTCAGGCCAGATAACGAAATCCTCCGCAACATCAGTATAACGAGATGTAACAAAAGCCTTATAACCTTCAACGTATATCTTAACATCAGACAGCCTTCTTACAGTTTCCGCTATTGATGGGTCGGGCATATGGTTCTTCTCGTGTGCAATAAAAACGAATAGTTTGTTCGTGAAATTACGCATAAGAAACACATAATCTTGCTTACGAAAACCAGGCAGACAGGTTAAAGAGTCTATTATTACAATATCAGGGGATTTTCTTCTCGATAACCTCAATCTTAAATCATCAATCGCCTCTTTCTCTAACAATATTATCTTGTTACCGGCATCTTGCATTCCTACGCGTTCCCATGCCCTCTGAAAGCTATATGACAATCCTTGCTCGAGAGAATTATAAGCTACCTTCTTAAATTGTGCAAGATATTTAGCAAGTTGCAGCGCAAAAGTTGTCTTGCCACTTCCGGAAGATCCGAACACAAGCCAAGAACCTCGCAGTTCCGGGCAACCAAAAGACTGCCTCCACTCCCCACTAAACTCTGCAACGTCAAAGCGAGCATTAGTAACATTCTTATTAGATATAGCTTGCTTCATAGTTAATCTCTATCTAATTTAATTGCATATACCAACCTTTTAACTCTGCGCAAATCACACTCACTCTCCTCAATAATCTTGTTAATATCACTTTTATTATCAATGCCATTAGCTACGCAGATTTTCTCAACATCCATTGATGATGCAATAGGTATATATATAAACTTACGGCCAAGACGGCTGAATATTTCTTTGTATCCTTTCCTATTTGTCCTTACACCTTTTTTAATGCGTTTCTCTAAATAGTCAGTAGCCGCCATCACAATACCGCATCTATCTTCCAACTTATTATAAAGAGAAATAAAAAAGTATAGAACCTGGTCACTTAACTTATCCGCCTCATCCAGGATGATAATAGGAGATTCTTTCTTTTTAAGGGCTAATACGATGTCTGACATCATCTCAGACACAGTGCCGGTGCACTCCATTCCCAAGCTCTGTAACATCTCCATCATAAATTGCTTTCTGTTCCAGTATTCCGAACAACATAGATGATACACATTTCTGTTAGCCATTACATAGCTTTTAACCGCCTCCGTTTTGCCACTTCCCGCATCTCCGCACACGCCAAGGACCAAAGACATATTCTGCGCATCTGATAGCACTTTATACATCTTAGAATATCCTTTCGTCTCTACGATATTCCAGCTACGTCTGTCATAACCAATCTGACCTGCGACATTACGCCACATGTCATCAGAGATTAATTCCCAATTGTCTGTTAGAATTTGTGTTATTGTTGCCGGACTTACATTGTTAAGAGATTTTGCAGCTTTATTCTGGCTACCCTTCTGCTCGCAGTACGAAGCGAGCAATGTTGCGATACTTCTTTTTTCGTTAGTTGTCATAATATTGTGTGTTTAGTAAATATCAAATCTTGTGAACTCTGCCTCATCCTCCTCATTATGCAGCTCTTTTTCTATAACTTTTATTGACTTAATCTCCGGATGGGCAAGACGTTTTCTTGCTTTTTCAGACTTATGTTGCCCCAATGAGTCAACAATAAGTTGTTTGCCGAGCGTATTATCCAATTGTGAATTATGGGCGAATATCTCTCGTGTATGTCTGTCTGCTATACAGATTTGCTCTTTGATATGCTCTGTTAGATCTTTGTTGAATTGATTAACCCTTGCAAGCTGCTCAGCATCTCCAGCTTGACGTTCAGATAAAGCCATTGGCTGCTCATACTTCTCCTCAAGCATAAACTGCTTTGTTCCATCTTCGCTCACAGCAAGCACATTATTAAGATTATTTCTATCATACTTAACAATCCATCTTAAATGAGAATATTTCCTGAATGATATATTAAAGCAGTCATAAGTATGCTTAACTCCCTCTATCGTAACTGTCATTCCGTTACCCTCTATGCTATTAAGATAACCTGTCATTAAACCGAATGTCTTCAAGTAAGACTCATTAGACATAAGTAGTCTATCATTCTCATCAAGAGCAGCCCACATACTCATATATTGTTCGTATTTCTTTGCTCTTTCCTGTTCAATTATCTGAGTTAGCTGCTCTATCAAGCCGGCTTTGTCTGGAAAATTCTTTTTGTTCCTATTAAGGAAGTCAACGTTAGGTTGTGAACTCTTAGAACTCTGAACTCCAAAACCACTCCAATTACGCATGAATTGGCAATAATTCTTATTTATATACTT